ATTCAGTTCAGGTACAGTCTGGGCACCAGACACACGCTGGGCCAGGGAGGTCATCGAGGAGGTGGCGTCCTTCCCCAACGGCGAGAACGATGACTACGTGGACACGACCTCCCAGGCGTTGCTGCGGTTCAGACAGGGCGGGTTCATCAGTTTGAACACCGACGAGAAAGACGACCCCATCTACTTCCGCCGTAAGGCGGCGTATTACTAAGGACAGACATGGAAACACAGAAGTTCATGGGCAAAAACCAACTGATCGACCGACTGGCGGCACAGATCGGTTCTCGGGACACTGCGCTTGAAGTTCTGCAAAAGCGGGGGCACGTTGATGCCAAAGGCAACCTGACCGCTAAAGGTAAACAACGCGATGCCATGACTGCCGAAGAGCGAGCACTGGACAGAGCAAAGACCCGCACGGGGAAACCCACATCGGCATTTAAATACAACCCGACTACAAACCGGGCCACTCTGAGAAAGAAGTACTGACATGGCAACCAATATCGACAAAGCGCTTTACCAACAGCCCCAAGGCATTGACGAACTGGGCGAGCAAGAAGAAGCCGTTGAGATTGAGATCATTGACCCCGAGGAAGTCAACATTGAAGGCCCCGGTTTTGCAATGTCCATCCGCCCAGGCGACGAAGATGAGGACGAGTTCAACGTCAACTTGGCCGAGGAGATGGAACAGTCTGCTCTGGAGACCCTGGCCGGGGACTTGGCAGGAGACATCGAGAACGACAAGAACTCCCGCAAGGACTGGGAGAAAGCCTACACAGAGGGCTTAAAGCTGCTCGGTCTCCAGTACGAAGAGCGCACGGAGCCTTGGAACGGCGCGTCTGGCGTGTTCCACCCGATGATTACCGAGGCGGTTGTGCGTTTCCAGTCTGAGACGATCACGGAGACTTTCCCCGCGCAAGGCCCGGTGCGTACCAAAATCTTGGGCAAACAGACCCCGCAGAAGCAAGAAGCCGCTGTCCGTGTCGAGTTTGACATGAACTACGAGCTGACAGAAGTGATGCGTGAGTTCAGGCCCGAGCATGAGCGCATGCTGTGGAGCCTGCCAGCCACGGGTAGCGCGTTCAAAAAGGTGTATTACGACCCAAGCCTGGGGCGTCAAGTGTCGATGTTCATCCCGGCTGAAGACATCATCCTGCCCTACGGGGCCACGGACTTGGACACCTGCTACCGCGTCACCCATGTGATGCGCAAGACCAAAAACGAGATTGTGAAACTCCAGAAAGCCGGGTTCTACCGGGACGTTGAGTTGCCCGATCCGTCCAAGGAGCAGACCAACATCCAGAAAGCCAAGGACAAAGAGACGGGGTTCAGTGACCTGAATGACGAACGCTATATCATCTTTGAGTGCCACGTTGACCTAGACTTGGAAGGCTACCAAGACAAAGACGATGATGGCGAAGAGACGGGTATTGCTCTGCCATACGTAGTTACCCTAATAAAAGGGACCAACGAGGTGTTGGCCGTTCGCCGCAACTGGAAGGAAGACGATGACCTGCGACTCAAGCGACAGCACTTTGTCCACTACCAATACATCCCAGGATTCGGGGCTTATGGCTTTGGTCTTTTCCACCTCATCGGTGGGTTTGCCAAGTCTGCAACCAGCATCATGCGCCAGCTTGTCGATGCGGGTACGCTCTCCAACTTGCCAGGGGGCCTCAAGACTCGAGGGCTTCGCATTAAGGGTGATGACACACCGATTCAACCCGGCGAGTTCAGAGACGTAGACATCAGTTCTGGAGCGCTCAGAGACAATATCCTGCCCCTGCCGTACAAGGAGCCAAGCGGCGTTCTGTATCAGTTGCTGGGCACCATCGTGGAAGAAGGCAGACGCTTTGCCGCCACGGCGGACATGAAGGTGTCGGACATGAGCGCACAAGCGCCCGTGGGCACGACCCTAGCTCTCTTGGAGCGGCAGTTGAAAGTGATGTCGGCTGTCCAGGCACGGCTGCACTACAGCTTCAAACAAGAACTGCAACTGCTGGCCGGGTTGATTCGGGACTACACAGACCCCGAGTACGACTACGATCCAGACAAGTCCACCAGACGCGCCAAGCAAGAGGACTACAACCACGTTGACATCATCCCGGTGAGTGACCCCAACGCGGCCACCATGAGCCAGCGGGTTGTGCAGTACCAAGCCGTGATCCAGATGGCACAGATGGCCCCGGACATCTACGACTTGCCTCAGTTGCACCGCCAGATGCTGGCGGTCTTGGGCATCAAGGACGCAGACAAGCTCGTGCCCCTGCCTGACGACCAGAAACCACGCGACCCTGTGACTGAGAACATGTCCGCGCTCAAGATGGAGCCGCTCAAAGCGTTCTTCTACCAAGACCACGAGTCGCACATCAAGGTGCACATGATGGCCATGCAAGACCCCATCGTCATGCAGTTGATCGGCCAAAACCCCAAGGCACCGCAGATTCAAGCAGCCATGATGGCGCATGTTGCGGAGCACGTAGGGTTTGGTTACCGCCAAAAGATCGAGCAGCAGCTTGGTATGCCCCTGCCCCCGGCAGACGAGAAGCTGCCCCCGCAGATCGAGGTGGCTCTGTCAGGAATGATGGCGCAGGCAGCACAACAAGTGCTCCAGCAAAACCAACAGCAAGCGGCCCAGCAGCAAGCGCAGCAACAGCAGCAAGACCCAGTGCTACAGATGCAAAAGCAAGAGTTGCAGATTCGTCAGCAAGAAGTGCAAATCAAGGACAAGGAAGTTACGGGCAAACTGGCCATCGAGGAAAAGAAACTGCAAATCGACGCCATGGCCAAGGTTGGCAAGTACCGAATGGACAAAGAAGAGCAAGCGCTCCAAGCGGCAGAAAATGCGGGCAAGTTTCAGATGTCCCAAAAAGAACAACAGTTCAACAACCAGCAAAGGATGGGGGATGCCCTGCTGCGGGTTGATGACCAGTTGGCCAAGCGTAAAGAAAACCAACGAAAGGAAATGCCTAAAACATGATTGACGATTTCGCACGCGTATTGCGCGAACAAATACGCACCGACATGAACAACTACGCAGATGACTGCGCTGGTGGTGCGTGTCGCACTTTTGACGAGTACCAAAAACTTTGCGGGATCATCCAGGGTCTGGCCCTTGCAGAGCGTTACATCATTGACCTTGCAAAGAAAGTTGAACAATCCGATGAGTGAACTCGTACTTGAACCGGGGCAATTCGCCCTGCCTGAAGCAATCCAACCCGTCGATGCCCCGGCAGAAGACGCAGACAACGACGAGAAAGCAACCATGCTGCCAGAGCCGACAGGCTGGAAGCTGCTGTGTGCGGTGCCAGACATCTCCGAAAAGATTGACGGTACTGAGCTTGATCTGGTCAAAGCGTCCTCCGTCATGCGCCAAGAAGAACACGCCACAACTGTTCTGTTTGTGCTCAAGGTCGGCCCTGACGCATACAAAGACACCACCAAGTTCCCCGCAGGCGCGTGGTGCAAGGCAGGAGACTTTGTATTGGTACGTACCTATTCTGGTACGCGCTTCAAGATTTTTGGTAAGGAGTTTCGCTTGATAAATGACGATCAAGTCGATGCTGTTGTGCAAGACCCTCGCGGGTTAACCCGCGCTTGATGGAGTAGACATGGCTGAACAATACAAGTTCCCAGACGAACAAGACGACGAAAAGACCTCCAAGGTCAATGTATCCGTGGAGGACGACGGAGACGTAGAAGTCGAAGTCATTGACGACACCCCCATCCAAGACAGAGGCCGCAGGCCCCTGGACCGGGAGGTGGAAGACCCCACGGACGACGAAATTGAGAACTACTCCGATAAAGTCAAGGGCCGCATCAAGGAGCTAACCCACGCACGTCACGACGAGCGCCGGGCCAAAGAATCCACCATGCGTGAGAAGCAAGAACTTGAGCGTCTTACACAGCAGCTCATTGACGAGAACAAAAAGTTAAAACAGTACGTTTCAACTGGGTCTGAACAGTACGGCACCATGGCCAAAACAGCGGCGGAAGCCGAACTGGAGAAAGCCCGCCGCCAGTACAAGGATGCCCAGGAAGCGTTTGACACTGACGCCATCATTGCAGCCCAGGAAGCATTGACTGACGCCAAGTGGAAGTTGGAGCAAGCGAAAAGTTTTCGCCCACCCCCTTTACAAACTGAAGAATATGAGGTACAAACGCGTCAAAGCGCACCCGAACAGGCGCAACCAGACGAAAAAACCCTGCGCTGGCAGGCAAAAAACCAGTGGTTTGGAGCAAACGGGTTCGAAGAAGTCACCAGCTTTGCACTAGGGCTGCATCAAAAACTAGTCAACAACGGGATCGATCCCCGCAGTGATGATTATTTCGATCAAATAAATGATCGCGTGAAGTCGAAGTTCCCCGAAGTTTTCGGTGGTGCCGAAGACAAGCCAAGGTCGGGAGATTCCCCAAGACGACCTGCTGCCGTTGCAGCTCCCGCGACCCGTTCGTCGGGAGCCAAGAAAGTCCAATTAACTCAGACCCAGGTCGCACTGGCAAAGAAATTTGGATTAACCCCGCAGCAGTACGCTGCTCAAGTAGCAAAATTGGAGAGTCAAAATGGCTGAAAACCGTACCCCCCGTGACAATGTGTCACGCGACAAGCAAGCTCGTTATGTGTATGTGCCCTCCTCCGCACTGCCTGATCCGACCCCGGAGCCAGGATATGTGTACCGATGGGTGGCCACGCACGTATTAGGGCAAGCTGAACCCACCAACGTGTCTCGAAAGATGCGCGACGGTTGGGAGCCTGTCAAGGCGGAAGATCATCCAGAATTGATGATTGAAGGTCATGCGAAGACCGGGAACGTGGAGATTGGCGGACTCATGCTCTGTAAGATGATCGCCGAGAAAGCACGCGCACGGGACGATTACTACGACCAACAAGCACAAAACCAGATGGAATCGGTGGACAACCACTTCATGCGAAACAACGATCCTCGTATGCCCTTGTTTGCGGACCGCAAGTCCTCAGTCAGTGGCGGTAAAGGGTTTGGTTCAGGTTCTAAGTAAACAAGGAGTCCTTAAATGGCATCAACCGCATCCCCCTACGGGCTAAGACCCGTAAATCGCGTTGATGGTATGCCTTACGCAGGTGCAACGCAGACTTTTCTGATTGACCCTGCTGGCGAAGCCACCAACATTTTCTATGGTCAAGTAGTCATTATTGGCGCGGACGGCTATCTAGCCATTTCTACCGCCACTGGTGCTGACATTACGACCAACAACCTTGGCGGTAGCGGCGTAGGTGCAATCGGCGTTTTCGTCGGCTGCGAATATGTCAATGCACAAGGTCAGGTGATTAACGCGCAGTACTACCCCTCCGGCACAACTGGTGTGGTTACGGCTAAAGTCATCACTGACCCTAGCGTTGCTTTCCAAGCACAGCTAGATGGTTCTGGCGCTCAAACAGTTTTGGGCACTAACACCTTCTTTGCCGCTGTACAGAGCACCAGCACGGGTTCCACCACAACTGGTAACTCAACCAGCGCGTTGGATGCTACAGTGCAAACCACTGCTGCGGCTTTTCGTATTGTAGGTTTTGTTGAGCTGGAAGGCTTCTCAGAAATCGGCGACGCGTTCACTGATGTGTTGGTTAAGTTCAACCCCAGTGCCCACTCGTATTTAAACAACGTCGGCCTGTAAGGAGTAAATCATGGCAATTTCACGCGCACAACTACTTAAAGAGTTGCTCCCTGGTCTGAACGCACTGTTCGGTTTGGAATACGCTCGCTACGGCGAAGAGCACAAAGAACTCTACGAAACTGAGAAATCAGAACGTAGCTTTGAAGAAGAAACCAAGCTTGCTGGTTTCGGCTCTGCTCCCGTCAAAAACGAGGGCTCCGCCATTGCGTACGACAATGCTCAAGAGGCATTTACCGCACGCTACAACCACGAAACCATCGCCCTGGGCTTCTCGATCACCGAGGAAGCTGTGGAAGATAACTTGTACGACTCACTGTCTGCTCGTTACACCAAAGCCCTGGCTCGTGCGATGTCCTACACCAAGCAAGTTAAAGCCGCATCCGTTATCAACAACGGTTTCAACGGCTCGTACTTGGGTGGTGACGGCGTGACCTTGTTCGGTAACAACAGCTCCAGCACTCGTGTTGGTCACCCCCTGGTCTCAGGTGGCGTGAACTTCAACAGTCCCACCACTGGTGTGGACTTGAACGAGACCTCCTTGGAAAATGCCGTGATTCAAATCGCTGCATGGACCGATGAGCGTGGTCTGTTGATCGCCGCCAAGCCCCGCAAGATGGTTGTGCCCCCAGCGCTGATGTTCGTTGCCAAGCGTTTGCTTGACACTGAACTGCGTGTCTCTACTGCTGATAACGACATCAACGCTATCAAACAGATGGGTGCGATTCCTGAAGGCTACTGTGTCAACCACTTCTTTACCGACACGAACGGCTGGTATTTGATTACCGACGTTCCCAACGGTATGAAGCATTTCGAGCGTATGCCCCTGGCAAACTCGATGGACGGCGACTTTGATACGGGCAACGTCCGTTACAAGGCTCGTGAGCGTTACAGCTTCGGCTGGTCTGATCCCCTCGGTATGTGGGGTTCCGCAGGCGCTTAATGTGTCTATGAAAAAGGGGCCTTGTGCCCCTTTTTCTTTTAGTGTATATTGCACCCATTCCGGGCTTTCCGGTGTATCTGACAGTCCCGGCTGACGACATGCAGACAGATACGCCCCACTTGCATGTAAGGAAATTATCATGGCACGCACTACGTTTCAAGGCCCAATTCGTTCTTTGGGCGGCATTTACCAACAAGGCCCAGCGGCTGTTGTTGAAATCACTTCTAGCACCACTCTGAACCCCGTTGACCACGGCGGTCGAATCATTTCTGTTGGTGGGTCGTTGGCTGCTGCACTGACGCTGACATTGCCAGCCATCAACATGACGGCGAACCCCACCACTTCTGGCCCTGGCCAAGACCCCAGCACAGTTAACAACGAAGGTGTTGTTTACACAATCTGGGTTCCTACTACTATCTCTACAAGCTCTTTGAAGATTGGTACAACTTCTGGTTCCAGCGATTTGTACGTTGGCGCTGTAATGTCTATTGATTCAGACACATCTGGTGCTGTGGTTGCTTTCTCTGCTAACGGCTCTACCAATGACTTCATCAACTTGAACGGTACAACTACCGGCGGCGTTGCTGGCACATGGATTCAAATTGTGGCGATTGCTGCTGACAAGTACATGGTGACTGGAAATGTTATTGGTTCCGGCATTGTCGCTACACCGTTCGCAGACTCTTAATCAACTCAAGGGGCTTCGGCCCCGTTTTTAAAGGAGATTGATTATGACGATGCAAACAGACGTAAAACAAGGTCATTTAAACCAAAGCGGTTTTTTTGTTCTTGGACGCAACCGTGTAAAAGGCGTTTCTTTTTATGGTGGTAGTGGCACTCTTGTATTGTTTGATTCAACCACAGCCCCAGTAACTGCAAGCGTAACTTATGGTCGCAGCAGCACAACCGTAACAATAGCCAAGACAGCCCACGGTTTGTCTACGGGCGCTGTTGTGGGCATTCACTTTGCTACTGGTTCTGGAGGCGCTGCTACTGACGGTAATTACACAATTACTAGAGTAGACGCTGACACATTTACGCTAACCGACATCAATACTGGAAATATTACAGGTTCTCCAGCAGCGGTTTATGTCAGTGGCGCAAATCGCTGGTTGTTAACCTATGAAACCCACGCAACAGACGAGTTTCAAAATGCTCCGCTTATTCCCGGCGAAGGCGTACTAGCAATAAATGGAATTTATTCCTACATGAGCGGTATTGACGCGTCGCAGATTTACTATGGCTAAGTCACCTGCATGGCAACGCAAGGAAGGCAAATCGGAGAAAGGCGGCTTGAACGCCAAGGGACGAGCTTCCTACAACAAAGCCAACCCCGGCAAGCCGGGTCTGAAAGCACCGCAGCCCGAGGGCGGCAGCAGGCGCGACTCTTTCTGTGCAAGGATGACTGGGATGAAGAAAAAGCTGACTTCCGAGAAGACAGCCAAAGACCCAAACAGTCGGATTAACAAGAGCCTGCGGGCTTGGAAATGTTGACATGAACCACGACACGAAGACCATGGTTGACGGCGCGGCAGTTGTGATGGGCCTCGGGGGCTTCCTCGGGGTTGTCACGCCTGTTGTTGCTTTGGTTGGCGGTGTTTTGACCATCGTGTGGACCTCCATGCGGATTACGGAAATGGTCACGGGTAAGGCGTTTTCTGAATCGCTCCCCTGGAACAAGAAGAAAGACGATGCCGTCAACAAGTAAAAAACAGCACAGATTCATGGCTGCGGTGGCCAACAACCCATCGTTTGCCAAGAAGGTAGGTGTCCCACAGTCTGTGGGCCAAGATTTCAGCAACGCCGACAAAGGCAAGTCTTTTAAAAGAGGTGGTGATATGGCTAAAGCAAACCCTTTCATGGAAATGATTGCTAAGAAAAAAGCAATGGCGGCAGGTAAAAAAGAAATGCCAATGAAGAAAATGGCAAAAGGCGGTATGGCCTATGCCAAAGGTGGCGGCATCGAGGTCAAGGGTAAAACCAAGGGCACGATGATTAAGATGAAATCTGGCGGAAAGATGTGCTGAGATGATGGCCAGCCGTGGGATGGGCGACATCAGCCCATCCAAAATGCCCAAGGGCAAGAAGGTTGTTC